GGCACTTCGCCCCGCAGGTCGCCTGTGCCGATCGGGTAGTGATCGACCCGATGCAGGTCTGCTTTGCCCGAGCCGGTGTTGTTCAGCACGCCGTAGGTGGTGTTGTTCTCTTCGCTGTAGCAGACGGTGAACTGCGTCGCCGCGCCCGCATCAATCAGACGCTTGGCCTGGGCTCGGCCCAGCATGGCGCCTCGGTTTGTTCTTGAGGTGGTCATGGTCAGGCCTCATCGCCATAGATGCGACGGCCCAGTTCGGCCTGGGCCAATCGACGCAGGTCTTGATCTTCTCTGGCGCCATCGCCAATGGCGACGCCGTGTTCCGCGTAGGCGGTACGCTCGATGATTTCGTCAAGCTCCTCCATGGACGCCCCCCGTACCCTGCGGATCCGGGCGTTGTTGGCCTCGTGAGTGGCATTCATCTCGTCGTAGATCTTCTCGGGCACGCCGAGCGTGACAGCGAAGGCTTTGTGTTCGGTGCGGTTCATCGTTTTCTCCTTGAGGTGGTCATGGTCAGGCGCCTTCGGTCTTGAAGTTTTCCAGCGCGGCGACGCGCAGGTCGTCATCGCTCGCGTAGTCGTAGCACTGAAAGCCCCAGGCTTCCAGGTACACGATCAGTTCAGCGCGAGTCATGCCGTTGATTTCTTGTTCACTCATGGTTTTCTCCTTGGACTCAAAACCTGGACAACAGCGCCAGGGCTTGCGAAGTATCCCGCACATCGTCCCTGTTGTGGTCGATTCTTGGGTCTTGCCACGTCATCGAGCGAACCATGAAACTCGAGACCCAGCCTGGCCCGTAGGCCTGGTACAGCTCGAGCTTGGGGAACGCCGGACTGTGCACGAGGCGTTGCAGCATGGCCTGGGGCGCAAGTGCCATCAGGCTGCGCACCAGTTTGTGATCCGGCACCGTGCCGGGGGCGACGCGCCCGCCGCCGTCAAGCTGGTGGTTGGCTGAGTGGTAGCAGACGACGCTGAAATTGTGGTCTGGGTGCGGGCCCTGGGTGAAGTCCCAGGACAGCCAGCCAAGGTTCCACACCGGTGGGTCCATGAGCAAGTGGCTCTTGCGTGTCCAGCCGTAGTCGTCGTGGGTGTGTGGTGAGTAATTGATGATCACGTTGTCGCTTTCCCGGCTCTGGCCGCTTCCAGTTGGTTGATGATGTGGGGCAGGGTGTCTGCCTCGCCCTTGTCGCGCCGCAGCTCGACGAACCGCGGGTGGGACAGGGCGTAGAGTGTGCTGCTGTCAGAGGGCATGACGATGTCGTTGGCGCGCACCGTGATGACGCCACCGATGACAAGGTCTCGGTTCTCGTGGAGGTAGGCTTCCATCTCGCGCTTGAATCCGCTCACGCCGACCTGCAGCGTGCCGCAGGCGCTCTCGCAGATGAGGCTGCCGAACGTGGCCTCGGTGCGCTTGCCCGGCTCGCCGGGGTTGAAGCCTGCGATCTTCAGGTCGACCTCGAACTCCAGCTTGTACTTGATCTGGCCGCGCGAGTCGCCGTCGGCCCAGACCATGTCGGGGTGCTTGACCACGGTGCCCTCCAGGCCCTTGGCCAGCATCTCCAGGAAGTGGTCGGACGCTTCCTGGCGGGAGTACACCATCCGGTATTCGATGACGTCGATGACGGCCTGGAGCCTGCTGCGCACCACGTCGAGCAGCGCGGCGAAGCGCTTGACATAGGGCGTCTCGTCTCGGCCGCCGGGCACTGCAAGGTGTGCCGGCACCAAGTCCCAGGCGTCGTACAGCACGGTGCAGGCCTCGGGCAACTCGCCCCCGTCTTGCATGCTGTTCAGGATGCCGTTGCTGTCCTTCCTGTGCATCAGCTTGCCGTCTTGCCTGATGGTGAGTTCGCCGTGCAGCTCGACGCCGCCGTCGGGGAACAGCGCCAGTGCTGCGTGCTCAATGTAGGCCAGCGCCCCGCGAGGGAAGGTGAGGCCTTGGCGCGAGGTAATCTGGGCCACGCCCTTCTCGACCCGAATCCGGGCGAACATGCCATCAGCCTTCAGCTGGCTGAACACGCCCTGGGCCCAGGGCCACTGGTCAAGCTTGGTGTCCTTGGGCAGGCTGCAGCGCATGTAGGCGAAGTCTGGCACGGCCCCGGGGTGCACGCGATTGACGGTGCCGGAGCCGACGCCGCAGCGCAGGTCCTTCAGGATGCAGCGGTGCAAGATCGACGCGGCCTTCGCGTTGAGCTGACTGAAGTGCTCTGCGATGCGCCGCAGGGCTGCGTTGCCGGTGACTGTCCGTCCGGTCAGCGCGCGCAGCAGCCCCAGGTCCAGCACCATGTCCAGGCCCCTGCCGTTCGGGGCGCAGTCCGGCAGAGGGAGCTTGGCAATGTAGTAGGGCTTGGTTGGGTCCAGCGCGGCGGCCACGAAGGAGAGCTCGCCCAGGCTCATGCCAGCAACGATGGCCTCCTTGTCTTTTTTGCCGGGCGTGTCAGCGAGGCGGGCCAGTGTGTCGTGAAAGCGGTCAGTGAAGTCCATTTGAAATCCTCAGTGAAAGGTGTTCGATGAAATCGTCCAGTCCCAGGTTTTCGTCTGGGCGGACGGGTGCGTTGATCTGGTCGAGGTACTCCTCGATCACGCAGACCATGTCTTCTGCGTCTCGGACCGCGCTCTCTCGCGTGGTCCACCTGCTCAGCCAGGTTCGGGGTGCGAGGTCCCCCATCACCTCGACCGCACAGAGGTAGACGGGCCCGCTCTTGGAGATCGTGTAGCCGAGGAAGATCTGCACACCGCCCCGGGCCACGCTGAAGCCACTCGCCTCGTGAAAAGGCACCTCCTTCAGCCAATCGATCATCTGATGTCTCGGTCGATGCGACCTTCCTGTGTCAGTTGCACGCGGCGGGTGCCGCGCGGCGCGGCAAAGCCGGCCAGATGAGCAGAGATGCCAATGGCGCGCAGGGCCCACTGCGGGGCACCTTCGACATCGGCTTGGTTCACACCGTGAACCCCCACCAAAAAACCCTCGACGTAATCTCGCCCAATTTCGGTGGCGGCCACGACGGCCGCATCCACGAGCACTGCTGGCCCGCCCACATCTGGGTCGGTGATGGCCCATTGGCCACCGGAGCGCTCTACCCGGAAAAAGTTTGTCTGACGCATTTGTTGTTGTCCTGTTTCAGTTTCAGCTGCAGTTTCAGTTGTGGCCGCAGGCCGGTCAAAAGCTCACGTCAGCGGTGAGCTCGTCAGCAGATCCGTCGACCACCAGCCAGGCGCGCCCAGCCTCGACGTAGATGAAGTCCTCGGCAAGCTCCTCGGAGAGTTCGGCGACGGCGTCGAAGGCCCTCTCCTTCATCTCGTCGCGCCCGGCCTGCAGCTGCTCGATCAGCAGCTCCTCGGGCTGGGTGCGGGGGGCCTGCGCCTTCAGGCGGTTGAGGTGGATGTCGCCGCGGTAGATCGCCTCGTGCATGTCTTTCAGGTCTTGCAGCGCCTTGGGTACGTCCCACTCTTCCCCGGCGCGCTGCATCAGGCTGTGCGGGGTGTAGGCGGGCAGGTCGAGCGGATTCTTGAGGGCGGTGGCGTTCTGATCGGAGCGCTCGATGTCGCGCCAGCAACCGTCCTGGATGTACCAGCCCTCTTCCCCGGCGCCCAGGTAGCTGGCCCTGGCGTTGCCCATCGCCTCGTCGTACTCGGTGCGCAGCCGGAAGCACTTGGGGTCGGTGTAGCCGCCGCGCACGTCGCAGCCGCCGTGCACCGTCAGGATCAGGTGCGAGGGCTCGTAGTCGCCCTCAAGGGTGATGACGTGGAACTGCAGGACCTGCGAGAGGTGGACGTCGTCTACGAGGTTGGAGGTGTTGACGCAGTAGGGCTCGCTGGCCAGCCGCTCGGCATCGAACAGGTGCTGGGCGAAGTTGTCGGCGGCCTGCAGATCGAAGGAGGCGTCCTCGGCCATGAAGGTGTCGAGCTCCTGCTGCAGCTCGGCGTCGAACTCCAGGTGGGCGACCATCCAGTGGTAGAGGCTTACAGTGGGGGAGATGCTGACGCGGGACGCCTTGGCGGTCTCGATCACGTCCCAGCGCGTGGTGCACTTGGGGTCGGTGGCGAAGTCGCGGCCGGCGTTGCTCGACCAGTTGCGGCCGTAAGCCCCGCCGCTGTCGCACAGGGCGCTTCCCGTGTTCTCCTTGAGCATCTCGGCGATGATTTGCTCGCTGGTGACGCCGGTGTAGTCGCGGGTTTCGATGGAAATCATGTTGGACTCCTGGAATGCCCCAGTCGGGGCGGGTTGGGTGATATGTGGTTTGGGGGTGGGTGTCAAGCGCGCATCAGGAACGTCTTGCCTTTGAAGGTGGCCTCCATGTAGT